TGTAAGTTTTATGTCACCCATTGTGTCCACACTAGCGACTGGGCTCGCCATCCCGAACCCTACATTCCCAACAAACGAAGTACTGCCGGTGCTGGTAAAAACATTGGCGGCGTTGAGGCGCGGCAGGTTTGCGGTGTCGCTAAGGTGAGTGGAGGCCAACGCTGAGCCGTTGACCTGGAAACCAGTTGTGCCATTGAAGACAGGCGCCGTAACGGTGCCTTGCAGGACGGTGCTGGTCACGCTGGAATTGCCGATCGCGACCTGGTTGCTGGCGGTAGGCCGTGCATTGTAGCCAATCGCTGTCGTATTGCTTAAGGTGCCCAAAGTTGGTCCTGCACTGAAACCAACGGCAGTGTTGTCGGTTCCGCTGGTATTGCCTGACAGAGCGAAACCGCCCACCCCGACATTCCAGTAACCGGCGGTATTGCCTGAAAGAGCATACTCGCCAACGGCGGTATTCTCGTAGCCGGTGGTGTCTGCGTACAGAGTGTTGAAGCCGAAGGCAGTGTTGTTGTACGCCGTGGCAACTTTAAGCGCCCCTTGACCGACCGCCGTGCTGTCGGAGCCCCCGCTGTTGGCTTGCAGGGCATACTGACCTATGGCCACGTTGTTCGAACCGCTGTTAGCTGCGAGAGTGCTCTGACCAATCGATACGTTGCTGCCGTAGGTCACCACCGCGGCGTAGGATCCGTAGGCTGTAACCTTCTGCCAGTGCGCTCCGTCGAAGATGGCGAGATCGCCCACCGCCCAGCTTGTGATGCCGTCCAGAGTCGTCGTCCCGGCAACTCCTACTTCGTAGAAGTACCCATCGTGTCCGCTGCCGCTGCTCAAGGTTGGGCTATTAGTCGCGGCGTTCCAGACCCCCTGAAACTGCATTCCGCCAGCTACTACGGGAGGAATTTGTGCGAGAGATATCCTGCCGGCGCCATCCAGTGTGGCAAACCCGTTGGGCTGACCCGCGCTGGCTGCATTCTCCGGAGTGAAGCCCAGAGCTCCCGTGATATCGCTGGAGCCCAGCGTCTTGCTGATCAATTGCCTGCTGCTGTTGGTGCCCACGAACGTTGCGGAGCCCGGAAGAGCAGCGCCATTGATTTGGACAACCGCGGGATTGGGATAGCTCCCAGAGAGATCGCCACCGGCTGTCACGCTCATGCTGGGAATACCTAAATTCAGGGTCTGACTCGGAGCTGCGCCGCTAATCGAAGCCGTCGCGTTGCTGCCCGGGCTAAGCGTGGTCACCGTGCCGACGGACAGTGAATTAGCCGGGCCGGTGGCTCCAGTCGGCCCGGTTGCTCCGGTAGTGCCGACAGGCCCTTGCGGGCCGGTAATGCTTGCCAGTTGAACCCACGACCCATTCTGCAACTGGTAAACATACCCTAGTGCGGTTTGCAGGTAGAAGTCGCCGTTCAGACCAAAACTTGGTGGATTAGGCGGAGCACCCGATCCTTGCCACCACTGGGTTCCACTCGGACCTTGAATACCTTGCGGCCCTTGCGAGCCCGCGGCCCCGGTCAATCCAGTAGGGCCCAATATGTTCGCTATCTGATGCCAACTGGAATCGCCTTGAAATTGCCAGACCCAGCCTAACTGGCCCCCGGTCTCAAGATAGTAGTCACCAACAGCTTGGTTTAGGTTTGAAGCGGGACTTCCGCTGCCGCTGAACCATACCGAGCCTCTGATCCCGGTTGGCCCTTGAATACCTTGTGAGCCTTGTGGCCCAACCAACGGCGCACAGGTTCCGGGCCAAACCCCGCCCTGCTTCGGACCATATAAACAGCTTGTTTGCAGATCCAGCCAGAAATCACCATTGCTGCCCACGGGCGTGGGCGGAGACGCGCCGCTTAAGACGGTGTTGCCCGGAGGGCCTTGAACGCCTTGTGGTCCTTGTACTCCAGCCGGGCCGGTAGCTCCTGTGGCGCCCGTAGTGCCTGCAGGTCCGATCAATGGGGTACACGTACCTGGCCAGGCGCCGCCTTGTTTCGGGCCATACAGACAACTCGTCGCTAGATTGAGATAAAAATCACCGTTCGTGCCCACCGGACCGGGCGGGGAGGCGCCGCTCCAGATCATAGTGCCGCTGTTGCCCGCTGGCCCGGTGGCTCCCGTTGCCCCGGTAGGCCCTGGTGGTCCGGGTGGTCCAGTCTCCACCGTGGCCAGCGCTGCCAGCACGGGCGTGTAGTTGTCGAGATTGCAGACACTCGCGGCGCACCAATTATTGGCCCCCGCGGTCTGGAGACAGTCGTAGCCGGAACCGTTGCCCATCCCCGGTTGCCCGTTGTCTGCGCTGCCCAGCACCACCTGGTTGGTGCTCGTGTCCTTGATCGTAAATTTGTAGCAGACATTCCGCGGGCTGGTCTGCGCAGTGTTGGGCAAAGAGGCAGAGAACGCCCCATTCGTAATCGGCACGCAAACCGGACGATAGAGCACTTGGCCACCGGCGCCGCCGGGCCGGAAACTCGTGGGAGTGCCATTCGAGGTGGTAGCCAAGAAACATGCCTGCCCCACCCCAACCTTGCGTCCCAGAGCGTCCTCGATGTTGCTCGCGCTTACGGTCACCATGGCGCTGCCATTGTCGGTGATCGCCGGCTGTAAAGGTGCATTGATGAGCTGTAGAGGCGGGAGGTTCGGTGTATACGAGTCGAAGTTGCACGTTCCCGAGCTGCACCAGTCATTATTGGCCGCCGGTTGCACGCAGTCGTAGCCGATGTTCCCAGTTCCGCCAACCCCCGGCTGACCCGGACTACCCAGTACGACCTGATTGCTGGCTGAATCTTTCACCATGACGCGATAACACACGTTCTGCGGTGCGGTTGCCGCTGTGTTCGGCACTGAAACCGAAAACGCGCCGTTCGTTACTGCCGCACATACGGCGCGGTTGATCACCTGCCCGCCGCCGCCCGCCTGAAAGCTGATCGGCGTACCGGCGTTGTTCGCGGCCTGAAAACAGACCTGTCCCGCCGCCAGCTTCTGGCCGAAAGCATTCTGGACGTTGGACGCAGAAACGGTCACGAAGTTCTGGGCCTGGGAAAGAGTCCCAAGCAACAAGTAACCAGCAACAAGTAGGAACCGGCGCTTCATGGCCATCTCTCCTTAGTGGCACAGAGCCGAACCCGGACAAAGAAGGCTTCTCCGTGGCGTTGTTTGCTGGCCACTGGCCACTGACCACTGCTTTTACCTACCAGGCCACTACGTTGAATACGTAGGGGGCGGTGTAGCTCACGGTCGTAGTGGTATTTGTGCTATCCGTAATCTGAATCACAAAGGTTGCGGTGCGTATGCCGTAGTAGCGGCCGCCTTGGACCGGGGTGCCTGATACCAGGCCGCTCGATGACATGCTGATGCCTTGTGGCCATCCGGTCCCGCTCGGCCAGGCGCTGGGTGGCTGCGGTCCGAATCCGTTTCCGATGTCAGTTGACACCAGGGAGAACGTATACGGTCCCGTCCCGGAGCTGTACGGGATCTGGTAGGAGTAGGCCAATTGAGGCGCGAATTCAGGCAGCACCGTGTTGGCCGTGTGCGTGATCGTTACCGATCCCAGGAGGATATAGCCTTTAGCGTTCGCCCGCGTGGGCGCAGAGTCACAGTAGGCGGTCAAGTTGGCCTGCGCCCCGCTGTCCCCGGTAAAGTTTGGATCCTGGACAGTCACGTAATAGGTGATCGAGTTTCCAGCCCCAGGATCGGGCACCTGGAACGAGCGCTGATTGTACGTCACCGCGCCCGTGGGGAATGCGGCCAGGCATTTGCTGCTGATCACCTGATACTGTCCACTGATGGCCTGGCCATTCTGTCCGAGGTACACCACCACCTCTGGGGTCAGAACATACTGGCCGTTGATCCCGTTCATCACCGTGCCCGCCAGGGTGTAGTTATAGTCGGAGCACTCAGAGAGATCCTGCTGCTGCGAGCGCATCGTGTTGAACGCTGCGAATTTGAAGTGCAGCGTCTTACCCAGCCAGGAAGGATCAATCGGGAGGGCAAGCAGGCTATCGTTTATGCCCCGCACGCGTGTCGGAGCGGTATTGATGAAAGCAACCACCGAGCCGGCCGCATGGGGGTATAACTGTGATCCGCCTACTCCGCGACGGATGTAGCTGGTGAAATTGTAGGTATTCGGGCCAGTCGGTATGCACGTCGATGGGCACACAATCTCAAACATTGAGCCGGGGCCGCCGATGTAGCAGGGGTTTGAGAAGGAGTCAGCCTGTAGATTGCCCACACTCGCCAGCGCAATCAGTTCTCCTGACCCTGTAATTTGGACTGCCAGCGTATCGGTGGTGTCCGGGTCGGATAAAGCAGGTGGAGTGGGAAGAGGGAAATCGGCCGTCAAGGTTCCGATCGGGCTTGCTGTAATAATGCCTACCGGTCCGCTATAGTCCACTCCATCCAAGGAAATGAAGACGGCACAACCGCCGTAGTTCTCGCCTGAACCGTTAGCCGCGATCCAGATTTCACCCGGCGTCCCAACCCCGATCAACCGCTGCGGAGGTTCGAAGATCACCGGCGCATTCACGCTACCGGGTGGTGCTGTGCCCGGACCGACAAACGGGCTTACCGCCTGCACCTCCATCGGGGTCGGCTCATTCAGGCCATAGATAAAATCTTCCGCCTCGCAGGCCAACTCCCAACCGCGTTTATCGTCCCAGCTCTCACTCACTGAGGTGAGCCGCACCGGTTTTTTTGCCAATCCCAGCCAGGGATCGGTGATGGTGACGAGATCCATTGCTTCCAGCCACGAGTAAGTAACCGGCAACCTGAACTTGTAAGTATTACGGAGCAGCGCAGCGCGCTTGACCAGTACCGATGCCACTTTCTGCGCTACCGCTACCTGGTGAATGGAATCCATCTGCTTGGTCGAAGCCTTGCGTGCACCGAACTGCGCGACTGAGCGCTGCTCGACTTCCGTAGTGACGGTGGTGTTGTAGTTGTTTGCACGGTCCAGGTGTTCGAGGGGCAGCACGTTATCGGCGTCGGCTTGGCGATTGCGATCGATTTCGACCGGAGCCTCGGCGCCGCTGATCACAAAGCAGCTGTCGTCGAGATCCGCCACGGGGCCGGCGGCTGTGGGTGAAACATAGATGCTGCCATTTGCCGCGGCCGAGACCTCGCAATACGGAATGGCCTTAAGCACCGCGCCCGACCACACCGGCGCGGTGGTGGCGACATCGAACAATTCCTGCAATATGTCGCGCGCGGTACGCTGTGAGTCGAGATAAAGCGCGCACGAGACGCCATAAGCCCGGCAGTAGTTACGCATCGCAGTCAAATCACCAAGGATGCTGGTCTGTCCGGACAACCATGCGGGAATCAGCGGGTCGGAAACGCTGTAATTGTTCAGATTCAGTCCATGTCCAACCAGAATGGTTTGCCCGGTATAGGGCGGATCGCAAGCGATTAGCGGACCGCTCATGATCAGATCGGTAATGATATCTGCCGGATCGCAGTCGCCCGAAGGCCAGAGTTCGAATGCGCCGCCAACTTCAAAAGAGTGTTCGGGAAAACTGTTGGCCTCGCCCAGGTCGAATTGTGGCGAGCCGAGGCCGGATACCCAGTTATAGGGGATCTGCTGATCGGGGTGGTTGACGTACTCCGAGCCGGAGGCTAAGTACGGCTCGAACTCCAAATTCATGGTGGCCAGTGGATTATTGGTATAGGAGGTCGTGCCCTGATCGGTGGTGTACTGCACGGTGCCCCACATCGTGTAGTAAATCGTCACCGTCGCGCCGTTCAGCGCCGCGGGAAACGTGACCGTGGCCCCCTGGCCTGGCTGCCATAGAAAGGCGTTGCCCGTAGCCACGGATGTGTCGGGTTGGCGATAGGCTGCATTCCACAGCGGGACCTGCCAAGTACCGCTGGGCAGTGAATCAGGGGCCGGTGCGCCGTAATCGTGGAAGCCGGAACCCGCAATGTTTGCAGTCAGCGTGGCCGCCTGCACGGCGATGAGATTGGCGGAGCTGTAGCCCGGCGGGAAATTGTTAATCGTCACCTGTCCGTTAACGACAGTCGCGGTGACCGATGCGAACTGTGGCACATAGATGTCTTTATTCTTCCATATCGTGCCCACGTAACGCAGCGGGCAGTGGCCCAGCAATAGATCACAAGCGGTGTAGTATTCATACACTCCGCCGGCCTTCTTGCTCGACTTTTTACCGCTACTCTGCTTGACAGCCTTGAAATCGCCCAGCCAGATCAGCTTTGGCGTGGCGCGGGTGCGGCCATACACAAGCGGCACGGCGACGCCATACAGCGACGTCTGCACCCGCACGCCAGCGGCGACGCTGGAAGCCTGCGAGTTTCTTATTCCGCCCTTCATCATAGGGAGAACTCTTTTACCGCAGAGGACGCGAAGGACGCAGCGGAAGAGCTGTAATTCATTTTTTGATTTCCTCTGCGTCCTTTGCGCCCTCTGCGGTGAAGAGGCTTTTCTTCCAGGGGTCGAAATATTTCAACTCCCGATGCGTAAAAACAGGGTTGTAGAAAACATTCGATTCCATCACGCACGGCGGGAAGCAATGAATCACCCGCGGCCAGGCGACCACAATGGCGCCGTGGGAATAGACCCAACGGTGCTTGACGCAGATGAGGTCGCCGGAAAGAGGCAGTCGTTGGCCATTGGTTCCTTCGGCTGCGCTCGGGACAGGCCCTGGTCTTTGGCCGGAAGGTGTTGCCCCTGCCTGGCCAACGACCAGCGGCCAAGAACCAACGACCTGATATTCCGCCGCGTATGTCGACAGATATTTCAGATACAACTCTTCCTTCGTATTTAAGAACCATTGTGACGGAACGTAAGGAATGCCTTGTGCGGTGAAGACGCCCGCCGCAGAGAAGACCTCACAAATGAAGGTCTCGCAGTCCGCGCCAACCGCCTTCAGGCGCGCGCCGTGAAAGAACGGTGTCCGTAGCCAGGTCCGGGCTTCGGCAATCACTGCAGCGCGTTGCTCTTGTTCAGTCATTCGTGCCGCCCCTCCGGGGCTCGGCGTTCTTTTTGCGGGACTCACCCCGGATTCCGCTCCGCTTCGCGTCGCTCCATCCGGGGCTACTTTCTGGCTGCGCCTACGGCGCTTGTAGCTTTGGCGAGCCCAATGTCTTAGCTTCTGGAAACTGCTTGCGGCCGAGGGCCGACGACCGAAAGCCGACGGCCGCTTTTATGCGCTCGCTTCGGGTGCCGGGACATATGGGAACCCCATATAGCCGGCTGCCGTGCGGACGTTGTAGGTAATGAGTACCTGTCGGCCAGCATCCGAAAGATTGAAGGTATACGTTGCCGTAACGCCGTCATTGTTGAGGGCAACCGCGTATTGGTGCTGGGCCGGAGCCGTGCCCACCAGCGTGAGCGGAGTGCCGTCCGGATAGGTCACGCCGGCATCGCTCACCCAGGGCGACTGTTGCGCAACGACGGTATAGGGCGACGAGCCTGGGATCGCGTGCGCTTCCGCGCTGATCAGTTGTGTCGAGCTGCGCGCGAAAGGAACGTAGGCGGTGAACGTTTCGCCCGCTTGCGGCAGCCAGGGCAGCGGATCGTAAAGATAGAACGTGTCGCCATTGGAGAAATACACACTGCGGCGCAGCTTGCCTAGCGACGTCCCCGGGCTGAACTGGATGTAGCCGAAATCAAACACATCGGGTGCAAACACCTGGCCCGCATTCGGCGCGGTGCACATCGCAACGATTTCTGTCGGACCCGGCGTGGACGTTACTTGAAATGTTGGCGCCACGTTCATCCCGGCGGGCGGCTGGCCCACGCCGTACTGGCTCAGAACGTTGGTGGGCTCAATGGTGTTCGTTGGTACCTGAAGGTCAAACAGCTCGGTAAGCGCGTTGATCTTCAGCTTCACACCGGTGCGCGTCAGCGTTGTTTCCGCAATGCGACCGGAGAACATGGTCATAGCGCCGTAGGTATTGCAGTCGCCCAGCGTGGGCATTACGGTACGGTAAATCGTTACGCGGCCGTTGTCCCACAGCCCGCGCTGGAAGGATTGCAGCATGGTCACAGGCGCTTGTCCGGCAGGGCTGTAAAAGAGATCGGAAGGATGCAGATACCAGTCGAGGTCGAGCGAGCTGACGTCGAGGCCGATCCTGCTTTCGATCGTGCCGCGCGCGATGCGCCCGGGCATGAAGGTGCCTGCGCGGTTCCAGGTCAAAGGGTGATCGAAAGCCGCCAACAGGCTGTTCTGCGACCATGCCTCACCCTGTACATAGGTCTGAAGCTGGAACAGGTCGGCACACAGCAGTTGGCGATTGGCTTTCAGATAGGCCACTAGCGCCAGGGTCGAGTCGTTGCCGTTGCCGTCGATACAGGTTCTCATGGCTTTATCGAAAACACCTACCACAGAGGCACAGAGACACAGAGGGGATTTTGGGAGTTTTGAATTTTGAGTAGGAACTCTGTATATAACAGTGTGTCCGGGTCCCGAAATCAAAATTCAAAATTCACCAATCAAAATTCTCCTCTGTGTCTCTGTGCCTCTGTGGTAGGTGTTTTACTCTCTTGCCGACACGAGCTTGACTTCCTGGGCTTCGTAAAGCAGTTGCGAAAACAAGCTGAATTCCTGTTCGTCTTGTTGAAAGCGGACGCGGTACAGAAATCCAAAATCGGCGCTGATCACGTCGGACGCCGCCGGGGCGGAGAGCAGCTGCACTACATAGCCGGTGTATGTAATTCCGTTCGCGTTTAGAGTGGCGGCATTCGATGGCGCAATGAGGTTGTAATCAGTACCCGCTAGCAGCAGGGCGCCGTTTTTCTTGATCGCGGGCGTCCCGTTGATCTCGTACACGGCTTCGGCATACTGGCTGGCGCCGCGCAGGCGTACCAGCGGCGCGTTGTGGTTGCTATCAACCGGAAGTGGTTGGTCTTGCAGCGCCGAATCATCGGGATTCTTGGTCAGCATGCCCAAGTCGAGCAGAAAGGAATCAAACTGACCTCTGCAGGCCAGAAAGAAGCCTTCCAGCAGATTGAATTCATCGTGCAGTGCGTCGTCGCGCAGGAACTCAAAGGCGCAGGTAAACTCCCACAGCGGGTCCGCAAGCAACGGCGTGCGCACACTGTAACCGTTGGCCGAAGTCTGGACCAAGGTCTGAAAGCGCGGCTTGCGCTTCACCTCCCAGGTGAGGCCCGGCAGGTTGGGAAAGAGGACGTTGCTCATTGTCGGTACTCAGCATTCAGCACTCAGCAGTCAGCCAGAATCCCCATCAGCACGTAGTGGCCGAAAAGATCAAACCCTTCACCGCAGAGGACGCGGAGGACACAGAGGAACCCGTCATTTCTACTTTTTTGTTCCTTTATTTCCACTGTGTACCCCTGTGTCCCCGGTGGTGAAGAATTTCTGTTTGCTTTCGGGCTGAGTGCTGACTGCTGAATGCTGCCTGCTCAGATCAATCCCGCATCTCTGGCCCAGCGCTTCACCTTGGCCAGAGCAATGTCGCCCACAATGTTTCCGTGTTGCCGCAAAACAGCAGCAGCCGAGGCGCCATCGAGCGCCTGAATGGTGTAGTGATTCGGGGCAAGGGCCAAGGGGCTTGACCCCACGCCGTTGCCCGTTTCCCGTCCCCCGTTTCCCGCTCGAGCGTTAACGGGGAACGGGAACCGGGCAACAGATAACGAAGAGGATGCGCCGGCAATCACGTTGCGTAATCCCTGAGCAAAACTAGGTGGCAGGATCATCTCGTCCTGATGAACCATTGCCAGTTGGTTCTGGGGGACCCGCTCCCAACCGCCCGCAGCGGAGGCGAGGGCGCCGAAGGCTTCTACACCGGCGAAGGCGAGAGCAGCCATAAGGGCACCTGCGGGAGGGCCGCCCCAGGAGGCTCCCCAGGCGTAAGCTCGCGCGGCCGCTTGGGCGGCCTGATTAGTGATCTCCCGCAACGTGCTGGCCAAGCTGATGCCGCGCTCCGTGGCATCGGCCTCTTCATCGGCGGCAAGTTCCGCGTCTTTGACCGCTTGGTGGAAGATGAGCATCTTGAGCTGGCCGGCGATGAAGTTCATCACCATCTTTTCCATGCCGACGGCAAATTCGGCAACCATAGTTGCGCTCAAACGGGAAAATGCCTGCCCCACTGTTTGTGTCCCCAGAACCAGGCTCGTGACAACAGGAGCAAACGCGCGGTTGAGGTGAGCGAAGAAGCTGTCAAACTGCGGAGAGCGCTGGAGCAGCGCTTCCACCGACCGATCCATGGCCGCTGTGCTTTGCTGGGCTGCCTCCGCCAGGGCGGCGCCTATCTGCGCGCTCTGCGTTGAGATTTCCTGCATAGCGGCAGCCACCGTCCCAAGGCCATTGTCGGCCAAACCCTGAAAAGCGGCTGACATCTGCTCTACGGCGGCATTGGTCAGCGCCGCGGCCTGCTCCAGTCCGTCTTTCAGCGGCCCAAGATCGGCGCGTGGCGTGAGGGGAGAGAGTTTGTCTCTGGGCATGGTCAAAGCCAGAAACATCTACCACAGAGGCGCAGAGGCACAGAGAAAAACAAAACGAGTTTTTTTCTGCTCTCCTCTGTGTCCCTGTGTCTCTGTGGTAGGTGTTTATTTCCGGTGTCTCAATTCATCGGCGGCAAGCTGGGACAAATTCACCGTTACCGTTCCGGGATGAAATCCGTCGGTGTAGGAAACGGTAATCGTACCGGGCCATGGTTCCGGGGGAGCAAAATGAAAGATGTGCTGGTATTGGTAGCCGCGGATCTCGCCGAACATCGCGCCGCCGTTGTATCGAATCTTGTGGGGACTCTCATCCAGCGTCGTACGCCAAGGTTCCAGCGTAGTGTCGCCGTACCGGAGCATCACCCGCCAGTGCTCATCCCGGGACTTGGTGCGAACGGAGGCTATGGCCATAAGCTTTCCATCGCATGCTGGTTTTACCTGATCCAGGGCCGGTTTCGGCTGCAGATTTCGGGCGGCAAAAGCGCCGATGTCAAAGGCGCAGAGCAGCGGACTTTTCAGGGTAATGGCGCCCAGCGTCGCCATGCTATGCGGCGGCGTTGCGTTCACGGTAAGGGCGCGGTACCTCTCTTGTGAGCCCTTCAGAGCGAAGCCGTCATCCGTGGCCTGGCGCAGGGTGGCATCGGTGGGATGCAGCCAGCTTGGTACCTGCTGCGCTCCGGCGGCAAGTGCGAGAACTGGGAACAGCAAAAGGACTGTGATGCGGGACATACGCTACTCTTCTTAGCGCCAGCAATAATGCGCGCTGTTCGCGGCAGCGTCAAGAGGCTTTGTCCGCTCCGTCCATTCGACCAAATCCCGGATGTGCGCGGGTGGCTTCTCCGGCGAACCCAGGAAAGGCTGGAGGGAATTGGGTTCGGTCACGGGTTGTTGCAAGTTGTTTGTGTTCGCAGGATCCAGCCATGCTGCCAGGAGGATGTGTAAAGGCGGATGTTTGCTCCAATAGCTCATCAACCGGATCACGTCCTGCATGGTCAGTTGCCGGCGAATGTGATCCAAGGTCCAGCCGGTCGAAGTGACCAGGTGCCCGTAGAGCCAGGTCCAGTCTATTCCTTCGCCGGCACTAGTTCCCCCGGCGGTTGTCGGCCCTCGGCTGTCGGCTCTCGGCCAAATACGGTGCTATGCGTAGCGCTCGCCTCCGGGCCGGTCCCGACCGCCGGTGGATTTTGCCGACGGCCGACAGCCGAGGGCCGAGAGCTGCTTTGTTGTGCTTCTGTGGTAAAACCATTGGCGGCCATGATGATTTGCAGCAGTTGATTCAGAGACGGCAGGTCCAACTGGCTGCGCAACTCGGCTTCAGTGATCTCCGGATAGTTGCGTTGAAAGGACGCCAGCAGGATCGGCATGAGCTGCTGCAACCGCTCGGAAAAACCGGCTGCCGGCGCGCTCAACGCATGAAACCGGTCTTCGAGTTCCTCCAGCTTCTCTAAGGAGAGCGGCGGAATAACGTATTCCTGTTCGCCAAGCTGTAAGGATTCTCCTTTGAACATATATACCCCTTGATTGTTGGTTTTGGGCGTCGGTCATCGGTCGTTGGCCGTCGGCCAGGCGCGGTCGTTTCCCTGGTCTTGCCGACGACCGAAGACCAACGACCGACGGCGATTCTCAGTTGTCTGCGTACAACTTGCCGAGGCTGTCCGTGGCGTCGGCACAAGCCTCGAAATCGATGTCGGCGATCCAGAAGTCTTCCTGTTTGGTAGGAATGGAAATCTGGCCCATGGTGCAGTTGTTCAGTTCCAGACCAAGAAACTTTCCCCGGTAGTTGTTGTAGAGCAAGGCGCGGAATTCGGGTGCGTAGCCCATGTATTGGTTGTTCAGGGTAACGCTTTGGCCCCGGGTTCCGGCCGCATAGGTGTAGCTGACCAGAATCGCCCGCCCTTTGTCTGCGGCCGCGAACGTGTACTGTCCCTTATTGGCGCCGCTGGTGACCACACTGTACTGCCCAGTGGCAGGATTCGAACTGACACTCGTGAATTGCGCGCCGGTGAGGGCATCGCGGACCCCGTAGTCCATTACGATTTGGGCGGCGTTGGCCACGGACACGGTGTACGGGCCGGGATCGCCGGGGACCGTGGCCGCTTCGTCGTCGGCTACGAGCGTCATCCCGCTGCTGAGGGCTTGTCCGAAGTACAACTGGTTAAGCATGCCGGCGTCTAGCACGGCGAGTTTGGCTTTTACGGAGACTTCGATTTTGCCCCGCGCTTTGGCCACCGCAAACTGTTTCTGTCCGTACAACTTTTTCAGGTCGCCCTTGAAAACGACTTGTGCCTCCTGCAAAACGCCGAACTTGTAAGGGGTAGGATTAGCGGCGAGATTGCCGGCATTGGGAAGGCCGAACAGTACGCCACTGCCAAATTGCACATTCATGGTCCACCTCAGTTCTCAGTTTTCGGTTCCCAGTTCTCAGCAGGCCGGTTCTGGTTCTCAACCGAGAACTGAGAACCGAGGACTGAGAACTACTAGCTATTCGCTCACAAGAATTTTGACGGGCACCAGGGCCATGGCTTGTGGATTCAGCAAGCCTTCATCGGTTTGGACTTCGCCTTCAATCCAGCAGTGCGAGACCAATCCGTCCAAGGTCTGTACCCCGGTAGCCGGGTCAGGCGCCAGAGCTGCGTCGACGGCGTCCAGGAGGTTGTTCAACTCGGTGACGGGGACGACGCTCTCCTTGCCCACAGGTTCGTAGGTTGTGCTGCCGTTGTACACATAAAGCAGGAGATCGCATTCCAAGGTCCAGCGCGCCGGCAATCCACGCGGCTGTGGTACCGCAATCTGACGAGTCTGAACCAAAAACAATGCCGGCATCTGCTCGGGCTGCAACTCGGGGGGCAAGACCGCCTTCCGTCCTACCGTCTGGAAGTCCGCCGCGGTTTTCAATTTTTCCAGCAACGCCAGGTAGATGGCCTCTCGGTTGGTCATTTCTAGTTCTCGGTTCTCAGTTCTCAGCTAAAGGTTTCTGTGCTGGGCATTGTTTCGGCAGAGGGCCGACAGCCGAGGGCCGGCGGCGCAC